CACACTCACACCTTCCAAGAGCTGCCGACCTCGGCGTGGCAGATGGTGCAGAGTCAGAACCAACAAGCGGAGGCCATGACCGGGGTACAGGCTTTCTCTGCTGGTTTGAGCGGTTCGTCTCTGGGTGATACGGCAACTGGTGTGCGTGGTGCGCTTGACGCTGCATCCAAGCGTGAATTGGGCATTCTCCGGCGTATGGCCGCAGGTGTGGTCAAAGCAGGGCGCAAGATCATCGCCATGAACGCTGTGTTCTTGGAAGACCGTGAGGTGATCCGGGTTACCAATCAATCGTTCGTGGACATCCGCCGCGACGACTTGCCGGGTAACTTCGACATCAGCCTGGCGATCTCGACGGCCGAAGAGGACAACGCCAAGGCGCAAGAGCTGTCGTTCATGCTGCAAACGGTGGGGCCGAACGCTGGCTGGGGTGTGACTTCGCTGATCCTGTCCGATATCGCCCGTCTGCGTAAAATGCCGGACTTGGCGAAGAAGATTGCGGACTACCAGCCAGAGCCGGACCCAATCGCACAAGCCAAGGCACAACTGGAAGTTGCACTGCTGCAAGCACAGATCGCGACCGAACAAGCGAAGGCCGCGCACTATGCAACCGGTGCACAACTCGCTTCTGTGAAACAAGGCACCGAAGTTGCGAAAGCCAACGCATTGAATGCGAGCGCTGACAAAACTAACCTCGACTTCCTCGAACAAGAGTCTGGTGTAGCACAAGAGCGCAACTTGCAGTCTCTTGACCGTCAAGCAGAAGGTCAGGCACGATTGCAGGCAGTTCAGTCGGTTATCCGTCAACAAGAGGCCAGCCAAATGAATAAACCTAGCGCAACGTAACGACAATCGGTAATATGCGGGACTTCTCACGAAGTCCCCTCTAATTTCTCCAAGGAGCACCCCAAATGGGCAATGCCGTTAAACAAATCGAAATCACCATCGAACAGTGCAAAGAAGTCATTGAACGCGGCAAAGCGCTCAATCGTTTGCTGGAAAACCCCGATTTCAGTTCGCTTATCATGAAAGGTTACATGGAGCGCGAGTCGCACCGTCTGACCCTGCTGCTGGCCGATCCTTCCTGCGAAACTCCGCAAGCCCGCGAGAATATCGTGCGTGACCTGTCTGCCATTGCGCAATTGAACGCGCACTTCCGCACTATCCGCACTGCGGCTGAAGTTGCTCAGCGCACCCTGGTTGAACACGAAGAGTTGCTGCAAGAAGAACTCGTCGCGGATCTGGAGGCTTAATCCATGTCTGACTTCCTGACGATGTCCGATGCTGACTTCATGGCGCAAGGCGCTGGCAAGTTGGCTGAAGCGCAGGCTGCTGCTGAAACCAGCACCCCTGACGCAACTACTCCCGATAACGTGGAGACTTCCAATGCCGACGCCACCGCTGCTGCCGAAGCACTTGCCGCTGGAACTACTACTGCTCCCGATCCAACTGCTACCACGGAAACAGACGAAGAAGGCGAAACGCAGAACGAAGGGGGCGAGCAGGAAGAAGGCGGCGAACTTGGTGACGGAACTGACGAAGCGAATCAGGCGCAGCCAGAACTGGGCGCTGACGGTCAACCAGTCACCAAACCAGAAGTAAAGAAGGCAGAAGTCTCCACTTCTGATACTGGTTTGCCGGAAGGCGCTGAACGCATCTTCGCAACCTTCCGTGCGAACGGTCGCGACATGCAAGTGAAGTCTGTGGACGAAGCAATCCGTCTTATGCAGATGGGTGCCAACTATTCGCAGAAACAGGCTGTTGCCAAGAAAGATCGCGCATATGTGAAAGTTCTTGAGCAGAACGGCTTACTTGACCATGAAAAGTTGGCGTTTGCTGTTGACTTGATGGCCGGAAAGCCCGAAGCTATCGGCAAGTTGCTGAAAGACTCCAAGATTGACGTTCACGACATCGACGATGACAAAGTTGCAGCATACCGCGCAGAATCTCGCGCACCGAGTGCAGCATCTCTGGACCTCGACGAAGTTGTAGCAGAAATCGAAGGTACTACTCACTTCACTCGCCTTGTAGGCGAAATGAAGACTTGGGACCAAAAGTCGCAAGCATTGTTGGGTAGCCACCCTCAGGCGCTGAAACAGCTCACTGAGCAAATGGAATCCGGCGTTTATGACAAGATCATGGACGAAGTCAATCGGCAACAGGTATTGGGCGCGATGACAGGTGTGCCGGTAATGCAGGCATACAACGAGATCGGTCAGAAGATGGCCGAAGCTGGTGCTTTCAACGCCCCTGCTCCGAAGGGTCCAGTAAAGAAGCTGGTCACTCCGGGCAAAAAGACTTCGCCGGCTACGAAGGCCGATGAGGAACGCCGTCGCGCTGCTGCCCCTTCGAAGGGTGCAACGACTGCAACACAAGAAGCGAAGAAACCTGACTTCCTCTCGATGAGCGATGCAGAGTTCTTGAAGCAATCCAAACCGTAATAAGGAAAACCCGCGATGGCAGCTCCAAATACTTACACTCCGGCTTCGTATAATGCCCCACCGGGCACACCGTCCAGCATCGGCCCACAGGCCTATGAAGAGTATCACCAGAAACAAGCGCTGATCGAAGCGCGTAAGGAACAGTTCTTCACCCAACTGGCCGACGTTACCGTCATGCCGAAAAACATGGGCAAGAAGATCACCAAGTTCCACTACATCCCACTGCTCGACGACCGCAACGTCAACGACCAGGGTATCGACGCGAACGGCGCCACCATCGCGAACGGCAACCTGTACGGCTCCAGCAAGGACATCGGTGTCATTACCGGTAAGCTGCCAGCCCTGACCGAACACGGTGGCCGCGTTAACCGCGTTGGTTTCACCCGTATCGAGCTGGAAGGCACGCTGGAAAAATTCGGCTTCTACGAAGAATTCACCCAGGAATCCCTGGACTTCGACAGCGACGCCGAGCTGGACATGCACATCACCCGTGAAATGGTGAATGGCGCTCACCAGATGTCCGAAGCTGCTCTGCAGATCGACATCCTGAACGCTGCCGGTGTAATTCGTTACGCTGGTGATGCAACCTCCAACGTTACCCTGAACAGCGGCGACGTTGTTACTTACGACGACCTGTTGCGTCTGGGCATCCAACTGACCAACAACCGTACTCCGCGTACCATTACGCAGATCAACGGTACCCGTCTGACCGACACCCGTACCATTCCGGGCGCACGTCCTCTGCACTGCGGTTCCGAGTTGATCCCAACTCTGAAAGGCATGAAGGACATGCACAACAACCCTGCATTCATCTCGGTCGAGAAGTATGCGGCTGGTGGTGAAACCCTGATCGGCGAAATCGGCCAGATCGATGAGTTCCGTATCATCATCGTGCCGGAAATGCTGAAGTGGGCTGGCGGTGGCGCTCTGGTCACCGACGCGCTGTATCACGACAACGGCACCAACTACGACGTGTTCCCAATGCTCTGCATCGGCGACGGTTCGTTTACCACCATTGGTTTCCAAACCGACGGTAAATCGGTGAAGTTCAAGATCATCAAGAAGCTTCCGGGCGTTGAAACTGCGGATCGCCTGGACCCGTACGGCGAAATGGGCTTCATGGCCATCAAGTGGTACTACGGCTTCATGACTCTGCGTTCCGAGCGCATTGGTCTGATCAAGACCCTTGCCCTGCTGTAACGGCAACTGCACTACCATTTGGGGAGCTTCGGCTCCCCTTTTGGGTACAACTCGCACCGTTTCCGGAGAAACGCAATGTCTGATGACCAAGCTGTACCTGATGAACTCGAATCTCTCAAAGCCCGAGCTACCAAGCTGGGGATTACTATTGACGGTCGCTGGGGCGTAGAAAAGCTCCGCGAAGTCGTGAACGCCGCAATCCAAGGTGATAAGCCAGTGTCTGAACCAACTACCGCCCCTGCCCCACAACCGGCTCCAGCTCCAGTAGCTGCGCCAGCTCCCGCGGTTAAAGCGGTCGAGCAAGCACCTGCTGTCGTGAAAGAAGCGCCGGTCGAGAACGAAATCAAGTCTCCGGTCGAAGTCACCAAGATGCCTTCGCTGGCGGATGCCATGCTGGTCAAGGAAGTGGACACCGGGCCTGAAACCGAAGGCCAGAAGAAGAACCGTCTGCGCCGCGAAGCGATGGCTCTGGTGCGCGTGCGTGTGTCCTGCATGGACCCACAGAAGAAGAACCTCAAGGGCGAGCTGATCTGTGTATCGAACCGTAACTTCGGCACCATCCAGCGTTTCATTCCCTTCAACCGCGAATGGCACATCGAGAAGGTGCTGTACGACGCGTTGCAGGAAAAGGAATACATGGTGTTCGACCGCGAGAAAACGGGCCGTGCCGGTATCGAAGTCGTGACCCCGCGTAACGTCCCGGCGTTCAACATCCAGGTTCTGCCGCCGCTGACCAAGGGTGAGCTGAAGGATCTGGCTCAGCGTCAAGCCATGGCCGACGGTACCCGTCAGGAGTAATAACGTATGGCAGTTACCCCGATTACCCTCAACGACTTGACCCAGGCCACAGTCGGGGGTTCCGGGGCATTCGATACGCTGATGCGTTCGATGGTCGGTCACCTCGAATTGGAGTTCAATAAAGGACGCCTTCGAGGGGCTGACTATGCCAACGTCTACCTGAATGCACTGACCCCGGTATTGCAAAATGCCGTGGTCTTTTTGCTTCAGAAGGACGAAGCGGCGAACAAAGCAGCCTTGGTCGATGCTCAGGTACGCTTGACCGAAGTTCAGATCCTCTTGGCTGAAGCCGAGCTGGAACGTGAGCTGATCAACAAGGAACTGGTGCAAGCACAGGTTTCCAAGACCATTGCTGAAACCGTGAACCTCGGTCAGCAGTTGTTGAACCTGAAAGCTGAAGAATGCGTCCTTAAATCGCAATACGACATCAACCTGTCGCAGAACCTGCAAGTCGTGGCGCAAACCAGTCTGGTTAACCAGAAGGTGGCAACCGAGAAGGCACAGACCTCTGGCATCGCAATTGAGCCGGGTTCGGTGATTGGTAAGCAGATCACCCTGTATACCGCACAAGCCAACGGCTTCGACCGGGATGCAGAGCAGAAAGCGGCCAAGGTGATGATCGACTCATGGAACGTACGACGAACCACGGACGTGGGTACCGTCGCCGACGGAGTCAACCAACTCCACGATGCCAACGTGGGCCGCGCAGTAAATGCGCTCCTTGGTGGCGTAGGGGCTTAAACCAGCATGATAGGATAGGGGAACTTCGGTTCCCCTTTTCTTTTGGAGCAATTCATGGGGCTTTTCAGCAGCAAGAAGACTTACACGGTCAACGTCACAGTTAGCCCCGTGTTTGAAGAAGAACAGATCCCCACTAGTGCCCTTAACGGCTTAATCAAGGGGATCATGCAGGAACAGGACATTGTTCCGTCGATGCTCGACGAAATCTCCCAGTGCATGGGCATTCGTGCCGTGACGGCGCTGCACAACACCCAAATGAAGGGTTATGAGCCAGGCATTCCCTCGGCGCAGGTAGCGACCTACATTCAAGCGAAGGATCAGGTAATCAGCGCGATTGAGGCCAATATCGGCCGGCAGATCGATGTTGAGTATTACTACATGGGTCCGCTGAACTCGATGCACTTCGGCTGGCAGTATTGCCACGATTCGCTTGGCTACAACGTGGCCACCAACGAACTGACGGTGCTCAGTGCTTCTACTGGTTT